ATACCCGGGTCTTCCACCATGGGCCATGGGTCGTGGTTCACGGAGCATGGAATCAAATTCCATTTCATTGACGAATTCTTTCCACTTTCCTTTAGAAGCTACGTTATCGTAGGTTCTAAAAAATTTCATTGCAGCGCTATGATCTTTAATGTGCATTATTCTCCTAATAATCCAGGAAGGCCACCATAAGGCATTCTAACATTTTGATCGTCTTCGCCGAGTAAATAGTTTAAGCCACTACCGGCTCTGCCGCCTGAGGCATGTCCCTTTTTGCCTTTAATATCAAAACTTTCTAATTCAATTTTTTGTTCTAGATCTTTATATCCTTTAGGATCAGATTCTTTTATAAATGTTGTAAATTCATCAGCAACCTCTGGATCAGAAATATCTATCGTTCCTTCCTTTTTAATACCCTCTAATGTTTTTTTAGGTTTGGATAAAACTTTCTTCTCGGCTTCTTTAATCGCTCTTGATATTTGTAGATCATTCATGCCCAAATATTCAGATGCCCCTTCAGGAAGTCTTTTTTTACCACTCCATTCCCATTTCTTAAGCATCTTAGTCAGATCATCATGTTGCTTGATCCATTGATCTTGGTTCAAACCTTTCCATTTTCCTTTACCTAATCGAATGTCATTCGATGCTTTCATAAATAGTTTTTCAATGAAGTCTCTAACCAGTTTCCAGTTTTTAGGCTTTACTAGTTCTCCGGCTCCAAATCCCACACGCGCCAGGCCGCCGGATGCCATTCCACTTGGATCCCAGTCGCCATCATCTCTAAAATCTTCTACGGTTTTCTTTTTATCGTTTAAACGTTTAATCGCTGCTTTGTTTTCAGCTTTAATTTTTGCAATTGCTTCTGATGAATCTTTTAATAAAGTTTTTTCCTGAAGCATGCTGCTTTCATCTTGAAGCTTAATCATCAAGTCTTCTCTCTCATTACGATTCATTTTACCATACTTACCTTCTTTCGCTACAAGTTTTTCTAATTCATCGTCAATTTCAAAAATTCTTTCTTTTTTTGAAAGTTTTGGTACCACTTTAAGATCTGGTTGTATTGGAGCATTAAGCTCATCAATTACTTCTCGTTCAAAAGTTTTTAAATCTTGAATTTGTTTATTTACAGGAATGCTTGTTATTCCTTCTTTTGATTTTCCGCCTTGAATCACTTCAGGAGTAAAACCTTGAAAAGGTGGTTTTTTAGGTCCCTCAGGAACGCCTTTTGTTTTATTAAGATATCTGACCACATCATCTTGAATAGACATCAGTTCCTTTGTTGTTTGTGGTTTTCGACCAACTGCTTTAATAAATTGTTGTAGGAATTTTTCGAATAACAGTTTGTACATTATTTTTTACCTTTATTGTATTTATCATAAATTGCTTTAACTTCATCAATATGATCTTCAAAAACATCTTGTTTAATATTTGATTTTTGATTGTCTGTTGGTAAAATTTTACCTTTGTCTGGAGTTCTTTTTAATTTTTTATTAATTTCTGAAATACGAAGAGCGCTCTTATCAACGGTAAGTACTTTACGTTTTTTTGTTAATAATTTGGCTATGCCCATTCCTAATGTTTTAATTGTCATTTAATAATACTCCATTTTCCTAGGCGGTTGTTTTTCGTCAAGATAGTCTTCAGGATGCTGAATAAATCCGCCCTGCCTGAAGCGCATCACAGCCATGGTCATAGAATCGACCAAGTCGTCATGATCACCATGCGGGAATGCAGCGCATTCCTCAATTACCTCTTCTGCAAACTTCTGTTCTGGTGCCCAAATCATTCCAGATTCAAAAAGAGGAGCACATGTATTTACTCTCACATGCTTATCATTTCCTCGGCTGGGTGTAAAGGTCTGAACAGGAATATCCATTTGACGAAGCTCATAGGTTAGCGGAAGACCGGAAGCCTTAGCTTCGATAATAACCATCTCGGGTTTCCAATATTTATATTGATCCAACGCCACACGACGAAGTTCTGGAAACTCATAACGCTCTTTTACACAATCTAACAAAATTAAGTTCGCAGGTTTATCCACTTCCGGATAAAACACCCCCCACGTGGTAATGGCAGAATAATCGGCCGTTTCCTTTTTCATAAACGCGGTATCATAGCTTTGAATGACATAATGCAAATCCGGTGGGGAATCTTTCTTCCATTTACGCCACCATTCACGCTTTATAAGCGCTCCTTCTTCAGAAGTTGGAGACTGCATCCACTGTGCATTCCATTTTCCAACTGGTAACGTGGCTTTTACCTTATCGAGTTCATCTTGGCCCCAATATTCAGGCCACACTGGTCCGTGGTCCATGATTGCTGGAAATTCGACCACGTCCCACTGGTCGCCTTTTACTTCTTTTTGATTGTTCATTAAAATGCCCGTTAAATCTTTTTTAGACCAACGCGTCATAACCAATACAATTTGTCCACCCGGTTGAAGCCGTTGTCGTGGACCCGAGGTATACCATTCATACGCATTTTCAAATGCTGTTGCCGACATGGCATCTTGCTCAGAATGTGGGTCATCAATAATTAAAAGATCAGCACCCCGTCCAGTGATAGCACCACCGACCCCAGCAGCGAAGTATTCGCCGCCTTGTGCTGTTTCCCACCTCCCAGCGGCTTGTGAATCTTCTTGTAGTCGAGTTTGAAAAATTTTTCCATAGTCCTCACTATCAATTAAATGTTTGGCTTTACGACCAAAACGAATAGCCAATTCACCAGTGTGCGTGACTTGAATGATTTTGAGTTTGGGATTACGGCCCACCATCCACGCTGGCAGAAGGTAAGACGCGAATTCTGATTTCGTGTGCCGAGGAGGCATATTCACGATTAATCTATTAATTTTTTTATTAGCTAGATCATTAAATTTTTTTGCAATGTGTCGATGATGAGCGCCTTCAATGAACTCGGGCCAGACACACTTAACAAAACTTAAGAAATCATTTTTTGCTTTACCCTGTATCTTTTTTTCAGCATACATTACTTGAAGTTGCAGGAATTGTTTTCTAACGTCGGCAGGAAGTCTACTAATATCAACGGTATTTAAATTCATAAAAAATTTTTATAATTTTTTTTGCATCACATTATGATGTTCAACATGTTTTTACCAGCATTGACTGTCTAAATCAAGCAATTCAACCTAAAGTAGTGGGACCCCTTTTTATATTAAAGGGGATCGACTTTTAAGCTGCGGTTTTAATTGGGATTGGGTTTGGTACCTCTATTGGTCCAGGGTACGCGGTCCACGCGCCGTTAGGCGCGTGGACCAAGAGCCAACGCCCGTTAGGGCGTTGACCATTTAGCCAGGACGAACTAAATCTTTATCATCATATTGTTGTTGTGTAATTGGTATGCGTTCGCCAAGTAAATCATTGATGAAGTAATGATCATAATTGCCACCACTTCGCCATCTATAATCTTTATACCATGCACTATCGCAACCAACTCGTTTAGGCTCATGTGTTCTGCCGAAGTGATCGAGTCCATGTTCAATATGCTCATCAATCCAATCATACATACATCGTTGATCGCAAAAATTTCCTTTGCCATAATAGAATGAAGAACGCTTGCGCGTTTCATAATGCTTGTCGCCTTTACTACCTCTTATCCTGTCTTTAGTTATATACTCATGACACTTTGGACCTTGGCAATATTTCATCTAATACCACCAATCCAAAACATAACGAATAGAAAAACATAAAAGCCAATGACTACTGTGATTTCATATCTTGTCATTTAAATGCCTCTCTTACAACTCCGCCATTTGTTGCAGTATTTAAACACTCAAGATATTCAGTTTCAGTTAGACCAACTTTGTCTAATAGAAAATGATGTCTATCGCCCTGCGTTATTGGAAGTTTAGCGGTAAGGAATTTAACTGCTTTATCTAAAACATACTGGCGGTTTTTACCGCCAGGTTTGTATTCTTCTTTTATAGTTGTTTTGTCTTTAATCATAGTATCTCCCAGTTAGTTGCGTACCTATATCCTTTTTTATCTAAATCAAAGTAATGTAAAAAAGGGCGATTGTCCTTTTGTCTTTTGCCCTCTCCTCTACATTCATCTGTTAGAATACCAATTCTTCTAACTTCTTCTCCGTCTTGTTTTGTGTATTTGATTTTGAACTTAGTATTGCTTTCTATCATGTGTCCTCTTTCTGTTATATGTAGGATTATCCCACATATAACAGTTATTGTCAAGTTATTGTTTTACTTGTTCTTGGTCATATTTTACTCTTGCTAGTATTTTCTCCTCTCTTGTTTGAGATTTGTTTTTCATTGACTTTAACATTTCAGCCGCATTTTTAGGATTGTACATTATTAGACCAGTTGAGTTGGTTCTAATAATTTCAGCGTCATTAATATTCAAGCCACTTTCTTTTGCAAACTCCAAGGCTTCATCAAGATATTTATATCCTTTAATAACATCTTTAATAAACTTCATTTGAGTTAAGACAGATTTAATCCATTTATAATGTGCCATAATCATTTGACCTTTGGCTTGTTGCCAGATTACAAAAGTTTGAAACTCAGCTTTTGAAACTGGAATTTGACGATCACGACAATACTCTCGACCAATTAAATCCAACTCATAGTTTGCGTTCCAATCTCTTGCGTGAGATATTTCATTTCCCTTACCGCCAGAAAATCCAAGTGCTTTCTCATTGGCATCATTGAATTTAGTTTGATATGGATTTTGTGGTTTGTTTTCCATCTCAATATTAATATCTGGATTGCACTCGTCTTTTGCTTTTAACTCATCACGAAAATAAGCATAAGCAAAATCACGTGATTGTGGTCTATAACTATCAATGTCGTCTTGTCTATCAACTCCATCAATGTCACCATCTAAACGAAAATCAAAGTGTTTAGTTTCGTACTTATCATCTTCGTCAGTTGCGTCATCTTTTTTCATGTAGCCAAAATGAAAGCAACTATCTTTTGCAATAGTATTAACATTCGGATATTTGTCTTGAAGATAGTGTGCCATGTCCACATCTTTTTTAGGATATTGTCTAGTTACGCATTGTTGTGCTAAATCCCATGTAGCATTTTGTTTATCTAAAAAACTCTCTCTTTCTTTAAAGAATTTTTCTTTTTCATTGGTATGCTCTTGTTCAGCATGAACACGCCAACGACTACTGATCTTATTTCTTAACTCTTGATTTAATCTTAAACGCATAATTTATCTTTCTGTTAATTGTTAAAAATAAAGTTATATCATGGCTTGACTTCAATAGTCAATAGGATTATAGATGATAAATGATTTTAGAAAGTTTATGGTTCTATATATTCTTATTTATAGCAGGTTTTGTTTGGCTATATTTAACTGAATAAACTTGAGCCCTGATCCCTTTAGGTTTGGTAACCTATTAACGCTGTCTCTGAGATAGTGTGGGGGATCTGGGGTCAAGTAAGCTAGGGGATATAAGTCGCAAGACTAAATTGTACTAGTAACTTGGCCACTTTAGAATGATTCTAAATTAAAAAAAGCTGCAAGCCTCAAGCTCCAAGCTTGACAGTGAGTCCCAGAGATGATAGGATGAAGTTATGAAAGAAATATTATGGATATGAAAACAATAAAAGACGCAGCTGTCATTGAACAGTTGAGAATGAATGCATATGCTAGTTTAAGAATAGCTAAAGCAATAGAAGAAATATTACGACTCATAAAAAAAGATATGGCAACAATGAAGGATGCAGCTAAATGAAAGAAATAATATATAAAGGAAAAAAAGTAAAAGTCCCATTTGAGGATGCTAACTACACCCTGGATGGTGATAAGGATATTGAGATCCAGAATCCATTCAGTGGAGAGAAGGCAACGGTCCCAGGATACGCGGCCGCTGTTTACGATGTGATTATGGGAGCTCAGGCAACAAATAAATATGATCTAGTCCAGAAGGGATGCGACTGGTTCAGCCGCAACTTTCCCAAACAATATATGGTGCTACTTGATTAATGCCACAATGTAGTCGATGTAATATTGAAGATCTTCCTGATGATGAATTTATTCAGGATGAATACGAGACCCTCTGCAGGAGCTGCAAGCTCCAAGCCGCAAGCGCCCTGAAACAGACACAATTAAAAAGTAGGATAAAAATATGAAAGATCAACTACAGCTCAAACATAACATAAGCCAGGAATTAGAATCCTTGACCTATGAAGAACTCCAACAAATAGCCCAGCTAATAAATAAATTTTATGACAGAATGCTAATTAAAGAAAAAAAATGAAAAAATTCACAATAGAAGTAAGCCACGCATCTCCTGCGCAGCTGACAACCATTGCGCTGGAGCTGAAGATCATGGCCAATGCCTGGGAGCGCTTCGGCCCCAAGATCTTTATTAATGGCCAGAAGCTACAAGCTCCAAGCCTCAGGGTCCCCGGATCTGCTAAAAGCTACAAGCGGCAAGCAACAAGCTTGACAAGCTCCAAGCTGTAGGATATAATAGGATTATGAAATTAAACAAACTAATCAAAAAAATAAATAGAGAGAATTCGCCGCTGGATGGCTGGAAGCCTGAAGACAGAGTAAGAGATAAACCAGAAGAAGGTAAAATATATGCTCTTACAGGTGTAACAGATAGTAAATGTATTCTTAATGGTTACAGCTGGAAAGAATCCGAAGTAAAGGAAGAAGAAAATGAAAAGAAAAATAAGAAGTAAACACAACGATCTATTGAATTATTTCATCCACGATGAGCGGGACCTGAGTCCTGCTTATGTGGCCAGCTGCCGGAAGTTTTTAAATAGTCTCAGCGGGTTAGTAACTAAGCAACAAGCAAACAAGCTCTTCAAGCAACAAGCGTCAAGCGCCAAGCTTGACTAAATAATAATATAGGATATAGTAGGATTATGACTAAAAAAGAAAAAAAAGAACTAGGAGAATCTCTAGAACTATTAAAAGACTGGGAACTGATTGAAATAATATTATACCAGGCGCAACAATTAGAAGATATAAATGTTAATAAAAGAAGCTAACAAAATAACCGGCGGCCTGACTCATACCTCCAAGATGCCCGGCCCGTCATACAATACACCAGCGTCCAGATGCCTGACAGGCGCCAAGTTGCGCGCGGTCCCCGGATCTGTGTGCAGTAGCTGCTACGCATTAAAAGGTAATTATAAAAGATTCCCCAAAGTAGAAGAGGCCCTGGAACGAAGGTTCAAGAGCCTGAAGCGTCAAGCCTGGGTCCCGGCTATGGCAGCCCTGATCAAGAAGCACAAATATTTTAGATGGCACGATGCCGGTGATATCCAGAGCATGACACATTTAGAAAATATATTCGAGGTTTGCAGGTTAACGCCTGATACTAAGCACTGGATGCCAACCCGTGAAGCGCGGTTCTTGAACCTTATGGATCCGGACATAGTTCCACCAAATTTAATTATTAGAATGAGCTCGCATATGATTGATCAACCAGCCGTGAAATTTTGGCCCTGGACGTCAACCGTGACTTCAGGCCATGACGCTACATGCCCGGCACCGAAGCAGGGCAACAAGTGCGGCAGCTGTAGATCTTGCTGGTCCCGTTCAGTCTCTTCAGTTAGTTACGGTAAACATTAATGAAATATAAAACTGTTAATTGGATTACAAATAGAAGATCTGCAAGCTACAAGCCCCAAGCACCAAACCTTAAGCGCCAAGCTTTGAAAGCTTCAAGCAACAAGCTTCAAGCCCAGACCAACAAGCTTCAAGCTTCAAGCCGGAAGCATCAAGCTCCATGATCCGTGAGCCACGGAACATGTGAACAAGTTTCGAGGACCTCGGACCGAGGGCCTCGGCTATGATGAAAGTGTTGTGAGGATGTGTCTTATGGAAAGCAATTTGATGGGGAGAAAATTTAAGTTTATTCCCTCGAGTGACTTTTAATTCAACAGTGAAAAAGTGGCCAAAAGTATTATACCCCAATAGATCAGGGCAGCCGAGTAAGCTAAGGTTTTCCAGCCTTGTCCAAATAATTCCGGAAGATTTCTTACTGAGTTTTTGATATAATTTTGCCTCTGGACCCATGTCTTTATCGAGGTAACGACCTCGTGCATTAGTAGTCTTTTTGTAGCTTGTCTGGAAGAATAATTGAAGAAGGTTTTTGAGTTTTTAAAACTAATCTATGTGCTGTATGACCTTTATGACCAACGATAGGAACAGAATTCTCATGCACTTCCATTCTTCTCACATCAAATAATTTACCTTCAACTTCAACCAAGAGAACAGCATTCTTTACTGCATCTGATCCTCCCGTAAAAGAATTAAGAAATTGTTGTAGGTCTTGTACTCTCATTAAATTCTAGCTTTCAGATTTCTTCTGCTTGTTTAGTAAATCCTCTATTTGACGAGACAACTTAATGTTGTCTGCATGCACTTCTATATTCTCTTGTTCTAAATTTGTCAAGCTACTTCGTAGCTCTCCGTTAATTTTTTTATGACTTTCATTAATTTCTTGAAGCTGTTTCATCTCCGGGGAATTCATTCCCACTGCTTTCACAATTTTAGTCTCTCTTTCAGCTTCCTGTACTCTCTTATTCAAAGCTAGAATAACTTTTCCCATTTCAATAAGCTTAGTTGATAACTCTTCTACAATTTTTTTATTACCCTCTAACAAATTCTGATCTCTTATCCACTGAGATTCTTTTTGTTTCCACTCCCAAAGTTCTTTTTTATATCCCTCAATCAACAGAGGTAAATCTGCTTCTTTCATATTGACTTTATAGGATAGTTACCTTAAATTGTCAACCATGGGGGTTCACAAAAGATTAACAGAAATGCAAAAAAGATTTGCCGAATTTATAGTATTTGGTGGACCTGAAGGACCTCTCTCACAAATGGAGGCAGCGAAGTTGGCTGGCTACAGCCACAACAGAGCGAGACAAGAAGGCTCGGAGCTTATGAATCCCAGGCTATCACCGTTGGTAGCAAAGTTTATAGGTGAACTAAAGGAGGAAAGACTTAAGAAGTTTGAAGTCAGTTATGAAAAACACGTAGCTGAACTCGATAGAATTAAACAGGCAGCCCTGAAGAAGGGGAGTTTTTCTTCTGCCGTAAACGCTGAAGTATCCCGAGGCAAGGCAGCAGGATTATACATAGACCGAAAAATAATAAAACATGGAAAATTAGAGGAATTAACAGAGGAACAGCTAGAAGCCAAAATGAAACAAATTTTACACGACTACGAACCTCTCCTAAATACAAAGATTGTTGAAGGGGTAGTCGACGAGAAACCATCTAAATCTTTGACATCTTCCTCACCCAAGAGAGAGGAATCATAGTACGATCACCATAAGTCATTTCTTTAGTTACCGGATCTAAATCATAAGAGGCAAATACTTTAACAGAAGTATCATCCTTGGAATATAACCAGCCTTCATTAACCGGGTAAGCAAGCTTCATTTTATTAAATTCTTTATCTTCAGCCCAGCCTGAATCCGACACCGCGTCACACCACTCAATCCGATACTTAGAAAATGGGATGTCGTTTGGCTGCGTAGGTACTACGAGTTTCCTTTTTCTTCTCGGTTTTCTTCTCTTTGGTTTTCTTTTGTTTGCCATAAAAATAGTCCGGGTTGTGAATCCGGTTGAACATATCAAAAAAATTCTCTTCAGTCATTAGAAAATTAATTACAGTTAAAAAGTCTATATTACAAATTTATTTTAAATTACAAAGCGCTAAAAAATCTCCAAAGTGTCGGCAAGTATGGGATATTGCTTATTATTGTTGTGGCAGTAAGCGAATATCGCCGACACTTAGGTGTCGGCAAAGTGTCGGCAAAGTGTCGGCGGTGTCGGCAATTTTCGTCAATTTTACGCTACCCTACTTCACATTGCATAAATGCCGACACTTAGGTGTCGGCGCCGACACCCTGCCGACACCCTGCCGACACCCTGCCGACACCCTGTGTGCCTTATTTATGCCTTATTTTGGTCATGAAATTGACTTAATCTCTTTAGGAACTCGTGCCTGTAATGTTTCATTTTATCACCCTGACATTTGAACTCTTGGTAATATAAATCTGGAGTGCACACCATGATGACACCTTGTTGTATGTTGCTGCCATGCACTGAATCGTGGGCCATGGCGTATGCTGCGATTTGCAGATAGTAATCTTCCACCCATTCTTCTCTCTTGGGCCGATTAGATTGCTTGAAATCTACAATAGTTTCCATATCATTGTGCATACAAACCAAGTCAGTAGAGCCAGCGTATAGCCCAGGATAATGTAACATAACTTCTGAACCATAGATTTCCGAAACAGGTGTAAGACCCACTTCAATAATTTTTTGGGCCATGGGCTTCGCCTCGCATCCGAGTGGCGTAAGATCATCGTACCCAACTCCCGTGATATGAGACTCCAGGAATTTGTGCATGCTTGTCCCTCGCTGAGAAGATATATTCTTGATTGATTCTGCTTTTTCATGTCCAACTTTATTTTTCCAAGCTGTTAAATACTCCTGATTCTTTGTCTTTGCAAGGATAGTCGTCACCGAGGGCAGTTTAACACCTGTAAAGTCATAGAACCGTGTTCCAGTCTTGGAGTCCGTGATCTGTTTCCCGGATATATAATTATATTTTTTACTTTTTTTCATCCTTTTATAATTCCTTTATTAACAAGATTCAAATATTTCTGTTCCATAGTATCAGGTGCTTTCTGTTGTTTGCCTCTCATGTTTTCACTGTGTGTACCCCATCTTAAATTCTCAATAAGATAATTTGTTCGGTCATCATTAATATGACAAACTTTTTCCTTTTTTTTCGGGTTGGGGATCCAGGCCAGAACAACTAACCTATGAAGCAGTGATGATTTAATGTTAAAAGCGTTCCTTTGTTTCCATTGTTGTCCACGCTTCGTATAAAATGTTCTGCGGGTTTTTTTAAACAAAGTTACTTTAAAATATCCATCAGATAAATAGGGATTAACCTGCGAGTCTGTTTTCCTCATAGATATTCTTCTTGCAATATTTCTTGTTTCTTCTGTTTTCCATCTTTCATGAAATTTAATTCTTCTTATATAAGGCCATATTTTTTGCTGATATATGGGTGGCGTATTAGGCACCCCATAAAAAGGATGATATCCTCCATCCGGATAAATAATATAAGTATCTGGTTGAATCTCGTCATCGGGTATTACATCTTCCACTTTTCTAGGTTGAAGTTCACCAGGAAGAATAGGAACTATTTCCGGAGTTTTCTTTTCTTCTGGAACAAGATTTTTAAATTTTAGTTGTTCACTCACTTCTTTTTCACCGGTGAGATTTTCCATCGGCTCTTCGCTGTACGCCAGCCATCCTTGGAAACATCCCAATACCTTTTGCATAAGTTCCCCGTGCTCTTTGCCGTGAACTCATACTGCATATCCGACTTCGAATCATAAGGCCGCTTGATCTTCTTGCCATCCGACTTCGAATAATAACTTATGGTGTGTGTTTTTGTCATTTTGTTCCTTTCATATTTTTAAACGGATGCTATTACAACGTAAGATGTAAGGGTTATGGAAGTATTGTAATAGCTGAAGAGGCCGCTCACCCCTTTTAGATTCCTCCGCCCTATCTCTAAATTTCATTCTAATAATTTCTTTCTTATTTTTCTCCGAACATAGCCCGAGTCACGTCCTGCCAGTTCACATATCATACGCAGATGAAAGCTGTCATGTGTTAAAAAATCCATCGCTTGGTTTCTATCAATTCTATCCGCATTACCTGAGAAAATATCATGGACCGCTTGAGATAGGACCGCAGTAAAAAGCTTGGTTTCTGGATCAGCATTGTGTCCGCCAATAGTATGCGGGCTACCCACCCAACTTGTAAAACTATTTATAGATCGTCCCATTAGTGAAAAGTCTCCTTATCTTTATTTTTTGGCATCTTTAACAAATCTTCCTGCATTGATTGCGTGTAATACATCATTGTCTTGCTGCTTGGATTTTGTAATTTCTCCCCAACGCATTTTATTCACAATATAATACTCATGAGATTTTGCTTTCACATAATCACGAGTACGATAGGTTTTCATATAATTTCTTTTTTGTTCTTTATTTTCTTCAAGTTTATAATAGCGTTGATTGGCTTCTCTACGATTGATTTTATCTTGCTCGGTTCTATTCATATTCATGATTATCTGGGTCCTTGGGTAAAATTATAACTTTCTCTTTCTTTTTTTTAAAAATTTCATTGAATCGAAGGCGATATACTTTATTAGAGATTCTAGATTTTCCATCCCATTTTGGTTTTTTATTTCGGGTCATATAAAATATATTTTAAAGTTAATTCTTCTCCTTCCTCAAGGTCCTCAATAACAGTAACATACCATTTATCAAAACCCTCCTTAATCCGGGCCTGGGCGCGATGACAATTAGGTTCTTCGGAGTGATTAATAAATCCTCCTAAAGGAGTTCGAATATATTGTCCATCAATACGATAATGCGAGACCCCCAGTAAGGTTCCATGCACGAGTCTTCTCGTGGTGAAAACACCTTGGCCATTAATGTTTGAATCAGCAATGGTTAAGCCGAAAGGTAAGGGGTCATAACTTTCTTTTTTCATAATTTTTAAAGTGAGACCAACATATAAATACTAAATAAACTAAGAACAACTAAAGTACTAAAAACAATAATAAAAAAATTAGGCATTTCAATCGCTAGTTTTTGGTTTAATCGTGTCATATATATGTCTCTTTATATCTTTCTCTGTTTTCATTATAGTTAATACATCAATACCATTATAGACCTTGACATAAGCATTCTGCGTTCCAACAATACTTGCTCCACTTGCCAAGAGCGCAAACTCAGTGCAAGCGCTGAGGGCCACAAGTATTATAAATAATATCGTCAACTTCATGTTGATCATATAATTTTACTTCTCCTTTGGACTCACACGTCCAACATTGTTTTATGTCTGTTTTGCCTTCATTATCTTGTATCGTAAGATAGCCGTTTCCGGCACAGTTATCACATATTGTTTTATATGTCATGTTTCTTTCTTATATTTTTTTAATTTTACCGTTTAGCTTTTTTGCTTTTTCGTTTACTAATGATTCAATTGTTTTGCTTATTGATAGTTTGGCGTCCGGTAATAAAACCTTCGACAAACTAATTAATGTCTTGTATGTATTGTGTGTTAAAGACACATTTCTATATTTACTGATATCCGTCATATATTAGTTCCTTTCATTTGAATTATAATATAGGATTTTTTAAAGAGAAGTCAAGATGAAAATAGTACTAAGTTTTATTATTTGTTCGGTCCTAGCCAGCGAGTGCCAGCCCCCTTTTAAACACAAAGTCTTCTTTGAAGACTGGTCAAGTTGTATGTATCAGGGCTATAGGGACTCAATACAGCTTTTGGATGTTATGGGTAATAGCTATATTAACCATAATCAAATATTTATTAAATTTGCTTGTACCGAAGCACCTACTAACGATACCTAACAGATCCAACCAATCATTAATTTACCGCCAGGGGTATAGTTGCCTTGTTGCTTGGGGTCCCTGTTCCGTGTTCCATGATACGTGGTATTTACTTCACGCCACGCTTTAGCTATTTCCCCGCAGTTTGGCTCGTTTGTTTTGAGCTCGATTCTTTCGATCCCGCTTGTGCTTAGTAAGAGTATTATTACGATATATTTCATACTGGTCTACCGCAGCTTTAATGGCTCGTTTAGTTTCTTTTTCGTTCGTGAACAAGTTTCCCATCACTCAACGCTTTTACCTGTGTACTTCCTTTTTTATTTATGTAAGTACACCATCCACTAAATTTAGGATACTTGAGTAATACACTTTTTAATAACTTCTTCCAGCTCATCGCTTTCATTAGTTCAGTTTCGCCACCTTCTTTGGTGACTGTGTATTCATATCTCATGCTAACTCTCTAACCGCATTCATACAGGTAATATAGGTTTTCGTAGGATATATGTCAAGGGCTAGTAAAAATAATTTTAGCCCTGGCCCACAGATTTTTTTCGAGAGGGAATGCGTTTTGAGCAGTGTTTAGCGTGGCGCCCAGGCCGTTTCTTTGGGGTCCTTGTATGATAATCAGATACACCAAATAAAGGTCTTTTAGCCATGTCGAGATTTAAAATAGATTTTTTTTATCGGCGTTAGTTAGAGGCATATAACGAATAACACCATTAACTTGTTGTTTGGTATCCCCGCCACATTTCATACATCGATATAAATTTTCATAAAGAGAGACAAATATTGTTCTCGCTTCACAAAGGGGGCAATGACCGTTGGTCACTTCGGCATTAAAGTTAAAGCCCTCTTCAAAAACATTTTTTCCAAATTTGTTCATTCTTTTTTCTATTGTATTTAGTTTTATCTTTAAACCGCTGCGGTGTAAAGAACTTTAAAACTCTAGCGATAGGGTTTCTATTCGAGGACAATTTTCGTGATGTATCTTGAGCCATCATTATTTGTTTTCAGTTCAGCTTTAGTTCTAATGCATTTATATTGGACAGTAGCAGAAAAAGTTCTCTCTGCTTCACGTTTTCCGCGAAGGCAAACACTCATGGAGGGTTGGATTCTATGTTCCTTGATCTCAAAATTTACGAACATCAATAATGCTACTACAACTTCCATTATTGTAACCCCCACCAAATTAAAAATATAGGTATAATAATATGTTCAAAAATTTCATAGAGACAAATAAAAACTAATAACCATGTAAAAAATACACTAGTTTTAGATTTTAGAGTCAGATATCTAAACATCCTTTCATGCCAAGTTGTGATTTTTTGTGTAAGTTTTAAAAGAGTTTCCTTCATT